GTCACCTAGTTGTTTAGGAAATTCTCTAGGTGGAGTGCTAATGGCTTCTCGTTCTTACAATTCAGTCGGTGCAGGCGAAACCCCGAAACTGGGCAACCATGATTCGGTTATTGACCTTGCTCGTCCTGGTGGCTCGCAAACTGCTGCTTCAGTGACGATCAGCACTGATCTCCCGAAGGCTGCTCGTCCTGGTTCCCGTCAGGAAGTTAAGCGTGGCTCAGATCCGATGACTGATGCTGCTCGCCCTGGTGGCGCACAGACGGCGCATGCTCCGTCGCCTTCCAAGCCTTCACGTCCTGTCGACTGAATCGTGGCTTGCGAACGCTCCTATGAGGAGTGTGTGCAACTAGCCCATCCCTGTTTTGGTCACAAGATGCGTTTTTGGCGCGAAGAAGGCCTTGCTGGGATTGCGTTACCCGACCACCAGGAGTGGACGGGTCCGACCGTTCGCGAGCGGGTGACGGAAACTTTGGATAATGCGAAACGAAACGGTATTGAACCGCAGTATGTCGGAAGGGCGACGCTGGTCTAATGGCGAAGTTGTCGAAGGCTGACAAACTGAAGCGGTATCGAAACCGTTTGAAACATGCCCGTCGTTGGCGTGAGCAAGAGGGCTACGACGATACTTGGCGGCGAATGGTTGACCTGTATAAGGGCAAACATTTTGTTGCGACAATGGATGACGAGGATCGTATTGCGATCAATATGGCGTTTTCAATCGTCAATACGATTGAACCATCCATTTCGATTAATCATCCCAACATTACGGTGGCAGCCAATAAGGCTGAAGATGAGGATCGTGCTGTAATCACCGAAGCGGTCGTGAACTACTGGTGGAAGCATTATGACTTCCGACAGCCGTTCCGTATGGCCGTCAAAGATTTCCTTATTTGTGGTCATGGCTGGATCAAAATCGGCTATCGCTACGATGAGGATGAAGCCGACAAGTCGCCTGATGAGAAGCAGGCTGAGTTCAATCAGCTCGCAGATGAGGCTGATACATACGCTGGGTCACATCCTGAGATGGCGGCAGAGTTGCCGACAGATGAGGAGATCGAGGCCAATCTTGCGGACACAAAGGTTGTAGTTCGTGAGGATCGACCGTTCATTGAACGTGTTTCCCCTTATGACGTTTTTGTGGACCCTGAAGCGACAAGCATGGACGATGCGCGGTGGATTGCACAGCGCATCGTCCGCCCAATTGAGGATGCGAAAGCCGACAAACGCTATAACCAGTCGGTTCGTCGCAAACTCGCTGCTGACGCTGCTGTCCGTACAGAATGGCTGTCGCAGGATGAACGGAAACGACTGGATTCCGACATCGACCGTGTCACCATTTACGAATATTACGACTTGAAGGCTGGCACTGTCTCAATTTTCACCGACGGTTCAGCAGATTTCCTTGTGGACCCACGCCCAATGCCGTATTCATTCGGGCATCCGTTCGAGTTCATCGGAAACTATGCAATTCCAGGGGATTTCTATCCGCTGGGTGATTTGGAAATGATTGAGGGCGTTCAGCAAGAGCTGAACAAGACCCGCTCTCAGATGATGAACCATCGAAAGAAGTACGGACGGAAGTATTTGTTCCGTGCATCTGCCCTCAGCCCTGAGGGTCGCGAGGGCTTGGAGTCAAATTACGACAATATTGCCATTGAGGTTGTTGATGACAATATGCCGTTGCAAGACATCATTCTGCCTGTTCCGATTACTCCGATGTCGTCTGATCTGTACCAGTACAGCGATATTGTCGAGTCCGATATTGATCGAATTTCGGGTGTCAACGAGTATGCCCGTGGCGGTTCGGGTGAAATGAAACGCACTGCCACTGAGGCAGCGATGATTCAGGATGCTGCGAACTCTCGGGCAGCGGACAAACTTGCGATTGTTGAAATTTCAATTGGCAAGATTGCCCATAAGGTGTTGCAACTTGCCCAGCAGTACATGACTGGTGAACAGGTTGCCCGTGTTGTTGGGTCTGAGAACCAGCAGTTGTGGGTGCAGTACACGTTTGAAGACATCGAAGGTGATTTTGATTTCACCGTCGAGGGTGGTTCGACTCAACCAAATAATGAAACTTTCCGTCGTCAGCAGGCGGTTGCGATGATGAATTCGCTGGGACCGCTAATTGGCACAGTGATTGATCCTGCTGAGATTGCACGCTATGTGTTGCAGTTTGGTTTTGGCGTTAAGACCCCTGGAAAGTTCTTGTTGAAGCCACCTCCACCGCAACCAGGCATGCCACCACAAGGTGGACCACAAGGTCCCCCTGATCAAGCTCAATCTCCGATGCCTCCGCAAGGAATGCCGCCTAGCCCAATGATGAACGGCATGCCGCCACAGGGTCAGGGTGTGGATGCTCCGCAGCTCGATCCTCGGGAACTAGTTGCAATGCAACAGGGCATGCAGGGCTTGACGACTCCTGGTCAGGGTGGTTTGCCGCCGTTATTGGTGAAACAACTTCAAAACCAAATGGGTGTTCAGTAGTCATATCGGGACATTCATTCCCTAGTTCTTAGAAGAACAACCTGTGATGGTCATGGGACTCTTCGGAGATGATGACAGACATCGAAGTTACCGCTGATTATTCAGCGGATGTGGAGTCGGTCCCTACTAGTGACGGACTGGACAGCGGATACGAATCCGTTGACACCAGCACCCCGATCGAGTCGGAGCACACGACTCCAAGTGGCGAAGTCACGGAATCGCAACCCATTGAATCTCTGTTTGAGGTTGATGGTCGAGCGATCACCCTTGACGAAGCACGCAACGGATTTCTCCGCCAGTCTGATTACACAAAGAAGACTCAAGAGTTATCCGAAATGCGGTCACGCCTTGCGGAAGCCGAAGCGATAGCGGAAGCACTGCGAGCAAACCCGACTGCCACATTGAATGCTCTTAGTGAAGCGTTCGGTGTTGGCCTTCAGGCTCAGCCAATTGATCCTTATGTGGACATGGACCCTGAGATGGCTCGTATTGCGACACTTGAGCAGAAGATTGCCGCACAGGAACAGGCCGCCCTTCAGGCTTCCATCAATGCTGAAATCACCAATCTGCACAATGCATTTGGGGAGTTCAACGATCAGGAACTGTTCGCTCACGCGATCAAAGGCAATTTTCCGAACTTGCGTGCCGCTTATGCGGACATGAATTTCATGCAACTGCAAACGCAGTTGAGTGAAATGCAACGCAAACAATCGGACGCAGATGCCAGGGTTGCGGCAAAGCGTGAAGCCGCCGTCATCCATGACGGTGGTGCTCGCGCTGGTGGATCGGTTTCCGACAAGAACCCCCAGCAGTACAGCTCGGTGAGGGATGCGTTCCTGGCTGCCAAGAAGGCACTTGGAGTCCAGTAAACCAATCTCTGAAGGAGACCCGCCGTCATGGCAACCCCAAACCCTAATTATGATGCAATTCTGTCAACCACCTTGGCAAATCACATGCCCAAGTTGGTCGACAACGTGTTTTCCGCACGTCCGCTTGTTTACTTCCTTAAGGAAGCAGGTCAGATCCGTCAGATCGGCGGCGGTTCAAAAATCGTCATCCCGATTCTTCACGGTCTGAACAGCACCGCCAAGTCCTACAGCCAGTACGACACCATCGACATCACGGCTCAGACTGGCATTTCGGCTGCTGAATACAACTGGAAGCAGTTTGCTGCGACCATCGCCATCAGCGGTATCGAGGAAGCGCAGAACAATGCTGAACAGGAGATCATTGATCTTCTTGAGGCCAAGACTATGCAGGCTGAAGAGTCAATCTCTGAATCGTTTGACTCAATGTTTATCACGTCAGGTCTCACCTCAGGTGCCACTGGCAACTCAGGTAAGGATTGGCTTGGCCTTGCGGCACTTGTCAAGGACACCACCTCGACTGTTGGCGGCATTGACCCGACTGCGACTGGTAACTCCTTTTGGAAGGCGTACAAGGAAACCACTGCTGGTGCGCTCACTATTGCTCAGATGACGACCGCTTTCAACACGGTCAGCGTCGGCAACGATCAGCCCAACATGATCCTCACCACGCAAACCCTGTACGAGAAGTACGAGTCCCTGCTTCAGCCACAACTTCGATTCACCGATTCGAAGACCGCTGACGCTGGCTTCCTCAACCTTCTCTTCAAGGGTGCGCCAGTACTGTTTGACAAGTACGTCAGCACGGGTGATGTGTACTTCCTTAACACGAAGTACCTCCGCCTTGTCGGCCACAACGAGAACTGGTTCAAGCCAACCCCGTTTGTGCGCCCCAACAACCAGGACGCTCGCTTTGCACAGATCGTGTGCTACGGCGAATTGACGATCAGCAACCGCGCTCGTCAGGGCGTTCTCACTGCCAAGACCGCCTAGTTATAGCGGCATTGGTGTTCGGTTCGGGGCGGGGGTTTCGGCCCCCGCCCCGTTTCGTTTCTACATAAGGAATCAATTTGCGAGAACATGCTGTCAGTTACGGATCAGGCGCACGACCCGCATGGGGCGGTGATCCCGCATCATCACAACTTGCTGCTGGTTCCGTTCGTGCCGTCGAGTACGGCATCGATGACTCGTTCTGCTCCCACATCAAAGATGATGGGTTTCAATGCGGCGCACGACCATCAAAAGGCATGGGACTTGGCGTCGGTC